ATTAGTAGATGGGCATGTAAATTATTGGATATTACTCGATACATTATTATATTATTATGATCCTACTACTAAAGCAAGATTTAATGAAAATATACCGGTAAGAATATTAGATGCTGAAGGTAATTTAATGTTTACCGCTATGTTTATGGATTGTTTATTTACTGGATTAAGTGAATATCAATTATCTTATTCAGATCTATCTCAAGAATTTAAAACCTTTGATGCTACTTTTCAATACAATACGTTAGATCTAGATTTATTACCACAGAATAGAATTAATAAAGATAAATTCGCTATTGGCGCATCAGCAACATTTAAATAGATATATAATATAACAAAAACATAAATACAATGGAAACATTTAAAGAATATCTCGATAGACAAAGTCCTGAAAATTTAGCTAAAATTTTACAAGAAAGCTCTGATTACACTTTATCTGAAATTGAGGAAGCTAATATAGAAGATAGCGTTTCGATATTTTTGGCAGAGGGTAAAGATATAAATGATTTAGAAATAGAATTTACTAACGAAGGATTATTTGGATCTATTATCGGAGGATTAACTGGAGCTGCATTAGGAAAAACTGTAGGAAAGGTAATCGCAAAAGTTTTAGGTATTCAAAAGGGTGTTTTATACGATTTACTAACTTCACGACTAGTTGCTGCAGCATTAGGTGCTCAGATCGGCAAGAGTCTTTAATAATAATATATGAGCTTAATATCAATAGATTTTTCTATTAACTCAACTGCCGTATGTATTCTACATAAAGGTGAATTACATTGGTTTAGTTTCGCATCAAATTTAGATTTTAACAAAAAGGCCTTTTCAGTACATAATGATCTAGATGGATTAGGTATGAACATAAATGGATATGTTCGAGAAAAGCCGAAAGATTTAGATTATGTACAAGAACAATCTTGGAAAATCAATAATGCTAATTACCTTTCATACAATATAATAAACGCGATCGCTCCTTACGTAGATGAAGATACTATATTTGCTATTGAAGGTTTTAGTTATGGGTCACGAGGTAATGCATTTATAGATTTGATTACATATAATACATTTTTAAAGTCTAAGATACTTAGGATATCTAAGAAAGATATTTTAGTATATCCTCCAAAGACTATTAAGAAATTCTTCACCGGTAATGGTAATGCTAATAAAGAAAAAATGTTAGAAGCTTTTAAAGTTAGTGAAGATGAATTACTCCTTAATGATCCATTTCATAAATATATTTTAGATACAAATTATGGAGATAAGATTCCTAAACCTGTCGACGATTTGGTGGATGCTTTTGCAATTCTTTGCTATTTAAGGGATGGTTGCAACTCGGATGCTTGATCTTGGCTTTGCAACTAGAGGTGTCCGGAACAACCGATTGTGGACTATACTGTTCTTACTATATTAGAGTACCTGAATTAACAGATAATTATTATATGATCTATTAGACAGTCAGTTTCAATATTGCTACTTTATTTTAAATTATTTTTACTATGCTCCTACTTGAAACTTTATATTGATAACATTATATAATTAATAACGGTATTCACACAAGGTGTTTATCTAGAAATAAAGTGTTATATTAATAAAGTAATTTAAAGTATTATGAGCGAATTTGATTTATTCAACTTGTCTCTGGAAGATTTTCAGAACAACCAACCAGATACCGAAAGAGGTCCTGGTATTTACAAAGCAAATCCTACCGAAGGTAAGGATAATGTCTACAGATCTGTAATTAGGTTTTTACCTAATCCAAAAGATCCTAAAAACTCTATCGTTAAGAAATTTTCTTATTGGTTAGAGGATTCACAAGGTAACGCCGGTTACTTTGATTGTCCATCAACTGTCGGTGAAAAATCTATCATTGCCGATACGTATTGGAAACTAGCAAAATCGGATTCTGCATTCGATCAAAAACAAGCAGAGAAAATTAGAAGAAAGGAATATTACTTTTCAGTAGTTCAAATCGTAAAAGATCCACAACGTCCTGAAATGGAAGGAAGCTTACAAGTTTTCAGATATCCTAAAACTTTGAAAAAATTCATCGATGCTCAAACATCTCCTTCAATCGAAGATATTGAATTATCTGGTGCAGAACCATGTAATGTATTTGATCTTTTTGAAGGTAAAGATTTTTCATTAAAAGTTACGCTTAAAGGAGGCTATTGGAATTATGATGAGTGTAAATTCTTATCAAAATCTGCAGTACAAGTAAATGGTGTAGCAATGGAAAATAACGAGGAAGGTCGTAAAGCGATTATGACACATCTCACCGATTCACCAGATCTTGGAGTTTATTATTACAAAGCGTGGTCTAAGGATCAAACTGATAAACTCTATACAATTCTTCAAGATATTTCAGGAAATCCTGGAGAATCTTATAGAAAACTTACACCAGAGGAAAGCGGTACTTCGGCACCAACTCCTAAGGCGGAATCGAAACCAACACCTAAAGAAACTGAAGCAGCTGCAACTAGCACAAAATCTTCAGGATCCGATGATGAACTAGAGAATTGGTTAAATAGCGCAGTTTAATCAAAACCATTATAGCCCCTATTCGATTCATTCGTTTAGGGGCTTTTAGTTTATCAAATTTATGGACACACAACTTACACAAGAATTAAAGAATACAATCATTGGTCGAGTATCGAATGTTTTACAATCAGAATTTCATGGTGAAAAATCTAGATTAAAACAAGGATATGATCGATTAAATTTTGCATGTCCATATTGTGGAGATTCTACCGAAAACCTTCGTAAAAAGCGAGGTAATATTTACTGGAAATCATTAATGTTTCATTGCTATAATTGTGATAAACATACTTCTGTTATTTATTTACTTAAGGATTTTGAACAAGGTTTAAGTAAACATGAAGACGTGTCAACGGTATTAGATTTTATATCAGAAAATAAAGTTGAAATAAGTTCACAAGATTATTTACAAATCGGTGTTTTCGAAACTTTAGAAAAACATGCAATACCAAAGGATAAAATATTCAAAGCAAAAAAATTAACTAATTTAACAAAAGGATCAGTCGGATATAAATTTGTTAAAGGAAGATTTTTATTACAACGTATAAACCACTTTGCTTGGTCAGACTCAGATAATCAATTATACATATTTAATTTAACAAAGGATGATAGGGTAATTGGATATCAAATAAGAAATTTTACTCCAGGCAGAACTAAATATGTAAGTTATACAATAGAAAAAATGTACAAAGAAATTCTAAATAAGGATTTAAAACTTCCTGGCATAGAAAAAGTAAATACATTATCTATATACTATAATATCATGACTGTAGATTTATCTAGAAATTTTACAATATTTGAAGGACCTACTGATGCATTATTATATCCTAGAAATTCGATAGCATTGAGCGGTATTAATAAAAATTCAGATATGTTCGATGATATAAACACAGCAAGATACTTCTTTGATAATGATTCTATTGGAAGAAAAACAATGGAACAAAAGCTTAAAAGAAAGAAAACCGTATTTATGTGGAAAAAATTTCTAAAAGAAAATAAGATAACTACACCAATTAAAGATTTTAACGATTTAATAAGACATTGTTATTTTGATAAAAATCCGGCATATAAATCATTGGATAAATACTTTACTACAAGTCCTTATGACATCATCAACATTTAAAAAATTCCAAGAGTTTGTGAACGAAGAGCTAGATAAATTTTACGAAGATGCTGAAGAAACATCAAAAAATTACAAGATACCTGTAAACTTTATTGACACATCGTCATATAACTATAATAATACTAATTCTATGTTTACCGAAGTTAAGAAAAAAGAAACCTTAATAAAGAAAAAGAAAACATGGAATAAGAACACAAAGAGTAATAATAAAGATCTATTTTAATGTCGAATATAACCGAAGATAAGCTTAAAAAAATTGAAAACTTACTTATTACCGAACGTAAAGATTGGTCAACTAAGATTCAATCGCTAGTCGGTACTATTGATAAAGCACATAAAATTGCTAAATCACAAACATTAATGTTATCATATCGACACATGATCGTAGATAAAATTATAGAACTTAATATATTATTAGGTAAGAAACGAGCAAATGATGCTAATTACAAAAAGATACGCTATCAATATTACAAAACACAACATGATGTTAGATTACAACATAGTGAGATAATGGAGTATATTGCATCGGATATGTCTTTAAGAATTAGAGAAACTAGTTTAATTGAAAATCAAATTTCTTACTATAAACAAGCAAACGAAACTTTAGA